CCACGAGATCACTGAAAAGGCGGTAAAGAAAGCGGTAGAGAATCCGATGAAAGTACGTATGAATATAGTGTACGCACAACAAGCGCGTCAAGTGATTGACCGTATGATTGGGTTTCAAATATCACCAATATTAACAAAATTACTCGTTCATGATAGTGGCAAGTTTTTATCTGCGGGTCGATGTCAAACGCCTACATTGGGGTTGGTACATGACAATGATCTACAAAATCGTAAAAAAGATACAGATACGATACATTACAATGTAACAGGTGCATTTTTCTCTCATCCCTCCACAATGACATTGAAATTACAACGTCATTTGAGTGAAGTGGAATGTACCCCTTTCTTGGAAGAATCGAAATCATTCCAACACGCGTTGACTCTAGGGAAGGAGATGAATAAAAAGTCAGTTGCCCCACGTCCGTTTAATACGAGTCATTTGTTGCAAACTGCGAGTAACACACTACATATCTCACCAAAGCAGACGATGGCGTATTGTCAATTGTTATATCAGGAAGGTCATATCACCTATATGCGCACAGATAGTACAAAATATGCAGCACCGTTTATAGAAACAATGAAATTGTATTTGGACGATAAGTACGGAGACAAGTATATAGGAGATTTGACAAAGGTTGAGAATACAGATAACAACAATCCTCACGAGGCGATCCGTGTTACAAATCTACACGTAAAAGATGTATCGGGCGAAGGGCGTTTAAGTGCTTTGTATCGATTGATTTGGAAACGAACCATGGAGAGTTGTATGAGTGATTATGAATACAAAGAAACCATGCTAACAATCACCGCACCATTTCAATCTAATTACACCGGGACGATTGAAAATCCTCAGTTTCTTGGATGGAAGCATATATCTTGGACGGATTTAGATTTTAAGGAGACACAGGAGAAGGTGTCTGGGATGTTGATGTATATGAAAACACAAGATGGTCAGAATGTGTCTCCAACCAAAATCGAATGTAAACCCGGTGTGCCAGAAAGGGAGTCTCATTATACGGAGGCGGGATTGATACAGAAAATGGAAAAGTTGGGGATCGGTAGACCATCTACATTTTCATTGTTGGTAGGAACAATTCAGGATCGCAAGTATGTAGAGAAAACAGACATAGAAGGTAAAAAGAAGGAATGTAACGAGTATGTGTTAGTAGAAGACAAAGTAACTGTTCATAAAAAGCACACGGTATTCGGGGCAGAAAAAGGCAAAATAGTGATTCGACCATTAGGAACAAAAGCGGTACTTCATTTGATGTCTCATTTTGAATCATTGTTTTCGTATGGATACACAAGTGAGATGGAGACAATGTTAGATAAGATTTCCGAGGGTAATGGATCAGAGTCATTCGAGTCTGTTTGCAAGAATTGTGACGAAACATTAAAAACGTGTACGAAGCCATTGATCGACAAAATGAAGAAAGCGTATAGAATCGATGACTACTACGAATTGATTTTTGGGAAAACAAACGCATTGTTGCAACACGTGAACGAGGACGGGACGAAAGAATACAAAAGTATCAACACAAACATTGAATTGGACTTTGTCAAATTGGACGCAGGGTCATATAAATTGGAAGAGTTGATTGATTATTCGGAAGACACTTTAGGTATGTATCAGAACGAGACAATGAAGATAAGAAAAGGGCCTTATGGAGTGTATGTAGAATGGGGGGACAAGAAAGAGAGTTTGAAGGGATTGATCAAAAATGACCAATCGATCGAAGGGATCACGAAAGAGATGGTTGTAAAGTATTTAGAAAAGAAGCCTGAAAATAAGAGTGTATTGCGTACAATAAGTAACAATATTCTACTGAAGACGGGTCAATACGGGAATTATATACAATATCAAAAAGGAAAAGGAAAAAAGCCGACATTCATAAACATAAAGAAGAGTGGGTTGGATTGTTTAACATGTCCTATAGACGAGATACGAGAATGGTTAAAAAAGGAACATAGGATCGAATAAGGGCTTTAGTATAAACATTTTTTATCAGTATTTATACTATAGTATACATGGAAGAAGATTATGATTTACCGGAGTTCGATACGATCCGAATAAAAACATTTATCGAGGAGAATACCAATGTAAACATAGTGACATATTTAGTGACAATTGTATTATATATCATAAGTTTCACGTACTTATTTCGTAAGGATTCTACAGAGTATATTACATGGATATTGTTATTCATTCTTAATTTTGTGACGCCATTATTATGGGTAACAGATATGATGAAACTATTTCAGGTAGTAAGTGCAAAATTGCCCGAGTTCAATAAGAATGTGTTTATGTATGGTTTCTTTTCACTGGTCATTAGTTTTTTGTTGACATTTATTGGTTTATTTATGGTGTTGCTTAAGAACGAAGATATTCGTAAAGTGAAAAAGGAACAGGGTCATTACAAAAATAGTACGGAAATGCCGAATTTAAATACAAACATTAAAGAGGTGGAAAAGAAAGACCGTAAGATATCAATTATGTACACCACAATTGTGACACTTATGTGGGGTATGGTTGCCTTCAATTTCGGAGAATATTTAACAAATAGTCCTGCGGAAAAGAAATACTTTACATTTGGGTCAAAGATAAAAACATTAATGAGTGTCGTTCCAGATATATTGTCATGGTTGGATAGTACGATTCATTATTATTTCAAGGGGATTTCCCTTCCCGCACTCGTGAAATCTTCATTTGTGTATGTAGTCACCTTTATTTTGGTGTTTTTCGGCATATTTGCGAAAGTAAAGTACTTCCCTGACGCGACTACAGTTGGTCTACGTGAGGAAATAGAGATTGTAAATATGACCCAGATGTTTCCACGCCAATTTGACATTGAGTTTACAGAAATAAGACATTTTGTGATATTCTTGTTATCGTTTTTGAGTACGATCATGTTTGGTGAAAGTATGAACTTGATGAATGGGGTGGAATTTTTGCCGAACTTCCCTACCAAATTGATTTATTTCTTGACGGCTGTTTTTTCGGTTATTATTTTCCCTCTATTATTTTCAAAGCAGGATGAATGGTTTCCAAAAGACCGGATCAAGGATATCGCATTTTTCTTTGTATGTGTGATTTTTGGATTGGTGGGTGCAGCTCCCGTGACCGCAAGTATAGAACTTGTATTCAGTTTATTGCGTAATAGTGGACTCCCCCTCTTTTTAGGAACGAATGCACTTACAATATATAGTGTGTGTGTAGTGCTTTTATCATCGGTAATGTTTATGATTGGAATGTTAGAAGATTGGATCGATACGGATGGTAAAAGCATGAAGACATTTTTGGCCTTGTTAGTGACAATGACGGTTTCATTGTTCACCGCACTATCTACAGAATATACAGTGTTTAAGAACCTGTATGACATGATTGCATTTATTTTACGTTTTGTGATGAAATTCCTTGCTCCCATTGTGATGGTTATTTTGTCGTTTATCGTGGTGTTTTACTCGCACAAGAATCACAAAATCATTAAGAACCGAGCCAATGATGATATTGTCGCGGAGAAAGAAGCGGAAGATACGCCAAATAAGACGGCTGATCCGATCAAAGATCAACGGAAGGTGAGGAAAATGTTAAAGAATACAATGTCTGATTTCACCAGTTACTTGGATGTGAAGGGGAAGGCGAAGATGGTGAAAAGTATGTTTGGATTCTAAATAATATAAAACGTTTCATAATATAATAACTAACAAATGAAATATTACGAGACAACATTCGAAGAGTATATACAGACATCAAAAACAAATAATCTACATCCTGAACTAGATGTGGTATTGGATACATTGCCGAAATCACTGGATAAATTCCAAAACATGATACTGTATGGTCCTAGTGGTGTGGGGAAATATACACAGGCATTGAAAATCATTGAGCGTTACAGTCCAAGTGGATTGAAATACGACCGAAAGATCAGTGTATCAAATGAGAAGATAGAGAAAAAGAAACATATTGCGGTCGAGACAAATACGAAGAAAAAAAGTACGCAATCCAAAAAAGATATCAATATATCGAAGAAACAGGAATTTACGTATCGTATAAGCGACATACATTATGAAGTGGACATGTCTCTTTTGGGATGTAATTCAAAGAATTTGTGGCACGATATATATTTCCAGATAGTGGACATTGTCTCTGTAAAACCGCATAAAACTGGTATTATTGTGTGTAAGAATTTCGACAGTATTTACAACGAGTTATTGGACATTTTTTACAGTTATATCAAGCATCCCTTGGAGCATGTAAATACTCGTATTTATTTCATGATTCTCACTGAAAATCTCAGTTTCATTCCCAATAACATCATCCATTCCAGTATGATATTGTCTGTGAAACGCCCCTTAAAAGATAAATATTCTAGTATGGTTGCATCACAGGCGAAACCGTTTTTCTTTCAAACAAACAATCATGGGAATCAGGTGGACTGTATTTTAGACGACATCGATCACTCGACGATTTTGAATGCGAAAGAACTATTTATGCTGAAAAAGGTGGACAACATTGATGATTTGCCTTGTGATATTGATTTCACAATATGTGATAAAATATTGCACCAGATCAATCATCCGCAACAAATAAAACTAATTGAATTCCGGAATTTGATATACGATCTTCTGGTGTACAATGTGAATATTCCGGAATGTATCTACTATATCATAACAGAGACTGTATATTCTGGGACATTGGCCGAGGAGAGTATTGCAGAGGTTTTACGCTATTCGTATACATTTTTCAAATATTACAACAATAATTACCGTTCTATTTATCATTTAGAAAGTATGATTTTTTTTATAATGAACAAAATCCATTTTAAAGCAATTCCAAATGATGAATTATGAATCGTGAACGAGCTTGTACCTTGTTAGATATTAAAAAAGGCGATATCAATGAAAAGACACTGAAGAAGCAATACCATTTGAAGGCCTTGGAATATCATCCAGACAAATGCAAAGACGAAGACGCGTCTGATAAGTTCAAAGAAATCAAAGAGGCATATGAATATTTGAAGGAGTATCATGAATTGGCTACGGAGGATGATATTGATGTAGGTGACAATATGGACGAGGATTCGACGAACGAGAGTAGTACCCGATTAACTTCATATGAATCATTGGTTCGTTATTTCACTGGGTCATTGGACGAGTATTTACAAGAAGAATATACTCATATTTTGTTGGAGAAGCTTTTGACTATATGTGAGAAACAGGCGATTGATATCATAAATAAGACGGACGATCGTAAATTTGGTACGATATATAAAATCCTTACAAAGTATAAGAACGTTTTTCATTTGTCTCCACATTTTTACGAGGAAATGGAAAAAACCAAATTATATCGATTTATTCAAGGGGACATGAAGAAGAAACGTATGTATGATATGGTAAATAATCCCGATGTGAAGATCCACAAAACGTTTACAGATCCTTATATTCATATACCGGATGATCCGGTGATTCCGGTGCAACCACCTCCCCGTCCTAAGAAAAGAGAAAACGGAAAAGAAGAAGAAGAAGAGATTGGGCATAAAATCATTGATTCGGAGTGGGATTTAGAAATCGAAATGAAAGTACCTTACAAGATCTCGAAAGAATCTTCTCGCATGACGGAGACAATGATTTTAAAACCATCGTTGGATGATTTGTGGGAAAACAACTTATATAAGTACACCGACATGGGTCTGACAAATAAGACCTTCTTAATTCCATTGTGGCATCATGAGATTGTTTATGAGTTAAATGAAGAAACTGATTTCACTGTGAAATTACAACCTAAAATGCCGTCAAATAACATTTGGATTGACGCGGACAATCATTTGCAACAAACACAAGAGTATAGTATGTATGAAATATGGGGATTTGCCTCGAAAGAAAAGTGTATGTTTGTATTTTTTGGTAGTCGTAAATTTATGTTTTATCCACATGAACTATTAATCACAAAATACCAGACATTTACATGGTATAATCAAGGATTAAGTAAGATAAACGAAGACAATACATATGATGTGTCTCAAAAGGGGGATGTAACTTTACACATTTACATTAACTAAGGTTTTCGAAATATGATTCTGGTGGTGATATACACCGCAAAACTAATCCACATGGTATTTATTGTATTCCCGCTTTCGTAAATAGTCCATCTCAATCCAGTACAATGAGGTGCAGCAACCATGAAAGGACTTGCAGTGATTCCCCATAACGTATTTGGTGTACAGAAATAGATATATAGGTACGGAGACATATGATGTACAACACTCCATGTGAAGTAAAAAAGAAGCAAGTACTGATAATTCGAAGGGACTATATTTGTGACGTATTTTTGCACAATTGTAAATAGAGACATACAAAACGTTATGTGTCTATTTGTGAGAATGAAATGTATCAATTTTTCGAATCAAGCACCGGTCGAACCAAAACCACCCACCCCTCGAGTACTGGAGGATAATTGGGTTTCGTTTTCGATCAATTGGACTTTGAATGGTTTTAAAGAAGGATGGCATATTTGTAACAAACGTGTATCGGCATCTACTTTATAGCTTACATTGCTTAGGTTGCGGAATGCACCTATTAAGAACCCTCGATATCCGGAGTCAATGATTCCAGTGTTGTTCGCGAGTAAAAGAGGTGTTTTTGAAATGGACGATCGAGGGAATGTAAAGAAAGCGCATGTGATATTGCTATCCACCATTTCGCATTTCACTTGATGATTCACCATTACTGATATTTTGTCTGGGGGACACCAAAATTCTTGTGGTACAAACAAATCGAATCCGGAATCTGGGAATGGATCTTCTGATACTTTGTTGTTGTGTTTTTCGATGGCGGTTTTGTATTTTGCAACAAGATCATGCATTTCAGTATTTACGTATAGGTTTAGGACGATCGGGTGATCTATCATTGGTGTCTCTAATGTGTTTGTCCCAGAAACATCTAATATTGTAGATTCGCATTGAGTTACGTTTGAAATATCCATTTTATACTTGTAAAATAGTTTTCTTTATATTGTTTATAGATGAACTGGAACTTGAAAATAGTAAATGGACCGAAACGTACACAGATAAACAATGGGTCGACGATGATCAAAGGTGGAATGCCTGTAAAAGAGCTTACTTCTACAAACGAGAACCATTTTGCAATGAATCGGCATCAATATGTAAATACAAACAACACGGAGACTGCAAGAACCGCTGAAATTATCGCAAAAAAGAAGTGGTTAGGGAATAGCAACCGTGATGCATCTAGTATTGCGCGTCGTAATGCGGCACATGTAATCGGATACAATAGTCTCAATCCATCCGGAAATGAAATGTCTTTCACTGCATCAAATAAGAATACAGTCAATCAAGCATTACAGAGAACTAGGAACAAAGGGTATGTTGTTCCGCCGAAAGTCGTGAAGAATACAAATGCTCCTATATTTTATTGATACAATATATATGAAACGTAATACTGTATATATTGTATTTTTGGTCGTAATCTTGATATTGGTATGTACGTATGCCTCTTCTATGTATATAACCGAACATTTCGTTACACTAACAAGTAAGTATAAAAGAAAAGATGGACAAAATAATACACCGTGTGATGTGTTAAGAATTAGTATATCACCTGAAGCTTTAGAAACATGGTTGATTGGAACGACAACTACAAAAACAGAAGGCAAAAATACTATTGAAAGCACGGAAGAACCTTATATGTTGAAATTTCTTACTGTTTTGAAGGGGATAAAAAACAAATGTACATTCACAAAAGTATATTCTTATTTAGACGATTTTACACTGAACAAAAACAATGTGCGTATATTAGCAGATATAGTGAATGATGTCACGAAAATATTCGACAAGATGGTTAGATCAAATGTGTCACAGGAAAGAGGAATGATTGACAAGTTATTGAGAGCTTATCCTGAACAACAAAACAATGTACTCGAAGAAGCATTCACTACAAATGATTTTTATTTAACATCGGCAGATTTCGATGATAATATTCCGTCCCAAAGTTGTACTGATCTAGAAAATATTATTTTAACAAGATACTTAACCGGGGATAATTTAAAGTATACACACCAAACAATCAATGGATTGGAACGGCTTTTCTGCGAATGTCACAAGGAGAATAGAAAAATACAAGATGACATTGAGAATATCTTAAAAAATAAGAACGGTATTGACAAACATACACCTGTTGATCAGATCGACGCAGGAAAAAAAACAAAAATGCACGAAGATCTGTTGAAAATGAAAAGGACGATTGAAAAATGCAAAGAGTATTTCAACGTCATCAAGATGTATGTAAGTGCAAAGGTCGTTGAACTGGAATTCTTGAATACATTATCTTAATAAAGTATATAATATGCAAAAGTATTTAGCAGAGTTTCTCGGTAGTTTATTTTTCATGTATGTGATATTGGCAACAGGTAATCCTATTGCAATTGGTGCTTCTCTTTGTCTCGTAGCGTTGCTTGCAAGTAACATATCTGGTGGTCACGTAAATCCAATGGTATCATTGGTTATGGCTTCTATTGGTAAGTTAGATACGAAAGATTTGATTCCGTATATGGTCGCGCAAATATTAGGCGGTTTAGTAGGTTTAGAGATATACAAAAGATATCAAGTATAAGAACAAGGAATCGGTTCTGCGTAATATGATTCCTCCGGAATCATGCAGCCTTTCGGAACAAAATAATGTAACGTATTATTTTATTCTTGACCAACAACACAAACAACACAAACAACTAACATAACCAGATTCTAAAGGTCTACTTCTGAGTAAAACGGTATACGATATACAATCCTACCACTGTTAAAAGGCCTACATATAATTGAACACCTCTTGGTAGTTTACCAGGCGGTGCATCAGGACTTTGTCCTAACTTCGGTTGTGTGGGAAGGATAAGTGTTTTAGAGTCGTACTCGTCTAGGTCCATTGATCTTTGTAGTGCAATGAATTCGGTTTCTCCAGGTTCAACAACAAGATTGACAAACGGGTCTGAAAATCGTGTCATGATATATAATATACTAAAACATAAAATACTTTTTAATATATTTTCGGAATTTCATTAACAACAGATAAACCAATTTTTCTTTTCTTGTTTTATGGATCTATTTTGACTAAAAATGAAATTCAGGTAATCATCGACTACTTTGTTTCCATCGAGTTCAGGGAACGGGGGCAATGGTCGTAGCACATACATTCCGCCACTATTATAACTGTAATATTGTTCTGATCTTTGTATTTCTATTGTAAACAAAGTATCAATATATGCATACACATTGTTGCTATTGTTTTGAATGATTTCTTTTTTCAGATTTTCTTTTTCTGTCATGAGATGTTCTAAACGTTTCACTTCAGTCTGTTTTCTGAAATCGAATTTAGAGTCGTTCCCAGTAGTTTGTTTTTCCCATTTAAACATGATATATCTTATTTCGTTCTTGACGTCTTTGTATTTGACAATGAGATTTTTCTGATGATGTTCGATTTTCTTGATAAAGGAAAAGATATTGATATGTGTGATAATGGGGTTATGAATTTGTACTTCATATGGTATGATAAGATTGTTGTTGCTGTATTTGATGTCCATGATACGCCGTTCCGTTTCTTTCATTTTTTCGAAGGTTAATCTGCTCCGTTCATTTTCATCGTCTACAAACAATTGATTGCGTGTCATTTCTACAGAAATCGCCAAATTTTCGAACTGGAATGCCATATTATGAAACAACGCAGCGGTTGCTTGCCATTTCAAGAAATTATTCACCGCGATCAATACCGTCAATAACGCATTTAATGACGACAATACCCATCCACTCCAATTCACAGACTCAAAAAATGGCCCAACCAATGTGATCGACCCAGTGATAAAGATCGCGGGGAACATCAATGCATAGAACTTCTGTAAGGTAAGTTGATTCGAAAGTTTGTAAATGTGTTTTTGTCCTTTCAAATAAGTCAACAGAATATCTAATTCGCTCGCCATCCGTATTTCTTTGGTGAAATTTTTGTTTAACGAGGCCTCGACATCTTCGTAAGTCAGTTTGTGGAATTGCGGATGTTTGTTTTTGTTCATGGTATTATCGCTATCATCTGAAATGGAGTTCATTGATTGTGAATCAACGGACATAGACAATGGGCTACAAGACCCGAAATTATAAGATCCTCTAGCAGACGATGGGTTTTCCGTTTGTTTATTTTGGATTTGTTGTAGTTCGACTTGTAATTTCTGTATGAATTTGTCGTCTTTTCCTCTTTCTCTTTTGTATATATCGTCCAACGACATTTGGATCGAATTAACATCTGAATCTAGATGATGTGTTTCTCTCTCTACTGAATTGGATTCCCCGCTATCTCTTGTCTCTGTTTTATTTCCTTCTAAATCTATAAATACATCTGCATATTTGTCATCATCTAATATATTATAACTACCTGCATTGTTTTCCATAGTATACGTTAGTCAGATATTTTTATTCTGTGTAAATGTTGGTATAACTGGAAGTCAATAAAAGTATATATTTTGCGATGTTTCTGCGAACCCATTCTTCTTTGCAACACATCAATTCTGCAACGTCTTTGTTTGAACGAATCCGGTTGAAATAGAAATTAAATTTAAGATGAAAACATCGTTTCACAAACGGTGGGAATTGATTGATTTTCCTCCATTTTTGCATGTATATATTGATTACATCTATTGTATATAGACTGCTTTCTACATATGAATCGGATGCAATGTAGTCTCGTTTTTGTAGGTATGTATTTCTACGTAAATCAAAATATTCATGATTTTTGTTCTCTACTTTCCGTTGTCGTTGGCGTTTGCTTAATACACTAATTTGATTATGTTCTGTCAACGACTTGTACAGCGCGCCGTTTACATGGCATTTCGCATAATTCACAAAACTATATCTTCCAT